GTTTAGCCGCAGCAGGTAACACCACTAACGGTTGGTTTGGCGGCGGGATGTACACAGTCTCGACAGTAGAACGAATCACATATGCAACCGATACTGCAACTGCAAGTGTACGTGGTCCGCTTAGTGCTGCTAGAGCATATTTAACTGCTGCCGGCAATACCACTGATGGCTGGTTTGGCGGTGGGTTTTCAGATACCTCACTTGTAGACCGAATAACATATGCAACCGATACTGCAACTGCAAGTGTACGTGGTCCACTTAGTTTAGCCAGATCACAATTAGCCGCAGCAGGTAACAGCGATTATGGCTGGTTTGGCGGAGGTAACCCTAGTACCTCACTTGTAGACCGAATCACATATGCAACCGATACCGCAACCGCTAGTGTACGTGGTCCACTTAGTGCTACTAGATATCAATTAGCCGCAGCAGGCGGTGTACAATAAAAATGATTTTAGGCGCCACTCAATCAGGATTTCATTTTTTACAACAACATATTAATTTTCCATCAGATATTTCAGTAGATTTTGACCCACATAAACTAATTAATAGCAATAAACGAATAAAAATACTGTGGGCACACTACGCTCATGATCAACCAATTTTCTTAAACGTAAACTGGGATAAAATAACACACATTGTATGTGTTAGTAACTGGCAACAATCACAATTTATAAAATATCTCAATATACCAAAACATAAAATATCTGTCATACGCAATGGTGGCGCAGACTATTTTAACTATAAAGAAAAAACAAACAAAACTCTCATATACGCAAGTACTCCGTTTCGTGGATTAAAATATCTACCTTACATTTTTAAACAAGTACTAAAACAACACCCAGATGCTATCCTAAAAGTATTTTCTGGTATGCAACTGTATGGTGATCAAGATACACAAGAGTTCAAAGAAATATACAAAGAACTACAAAATACACCAAATACATACTACAGTAGACCTATTAGTCATACACAACTAGCAGAAGAATTTAAACAAGCATCTTTACTGGTTTATCCAAATACATGGGAAGAAACCAGTTGCGTAACACTTATAGAAGCATTGCGTTCTGGGTGCTATCCAATATTAAGTGATATAGGTGCATTACCCGAAACAGCAAATAAATTTGGTACAATTGTACCATTGGATGCAATCTATCACTCAACTGGTTGGATACCTAATAAACAATTTTTAAATGATTTTGCAGAAAATATTTGCAATGCTCTATCTGAAAGTAAATATAAACATACTATAGAACAGTCTAAGTGGGCGTGTGAATATTATTCTTGGGGTAATATTTCCAAAGAATGGCACATACTAGTAAATAAATTATTAACAAATGGAAATTGCATGAAACTTCAAAAGACACTGGATACAAAAAATATTATATCACAAACAGGTAATAATATCGCAAAAGATGAAAAAATACTATCTCAAGTATTCAATGAAATTTTTCGTTGGGAAAATGAGGATAAGGAACACGCACAAGGACGAAGTAATTTTCAAATTGAAAAGTTCATAACATTAGATAATTATACAATTGCTAGTGCGTTTAATGCTATGTTAAAAAATCGTAGAATTATGGCAGAAGGGTTATTTTCTAAAATAACTGAAATGAAGGAACATCAACGTGAGTTTGATTATAAATGGGATGATAAAAATAAAGAAGAACCCATTCAATGGCCCACAAAAGACGGTGGTACTAAATTGTGCTGGAATGATTTGGATGCTTTAAATTTACAAAACTTTTTAAAAAGTTCTGAATTAGAAATTCGTGATAGAATTCAACAAATTGAAACCTTTGATAAGATTTTAAATAAGTTAGTTGAACAAAATGGTGGGCCAATTACTCGTGAACAATTTGAAGAACAAGATCATATATATTGGGAACGCCGTTTGGCTAATCAAGCAATGGATGATATTATTAGTCGTAATACCGGTATAGGTACTAGTAATATTTACAGTATGCGTAGAGCAAGTGCCCCTACGTTATTACCCGATGATGTTAATCGTGTTAAAAATCCTTTTCCTGACTTGGGTAAGGCATTAGCAGGCGGTGAACTGGGACTTGAATTTTTGGTAGAGTTACAGAAAAAAGTTCTTTCTGGTATTGAAGAAGTCACAAGCAATGATCTTCAACTATTAACTAACGAACAAGTAAACAACCGTATCGGCATTGAAAAACGATTGGATAGAATACATACTAAAGAATCAACTAGTGAAAAACAACATACTGATTCACCAAAGAGCCTGTTTAATGACAAATGGAATACTAAATGAAAAATAATCTGTTGTCTAAAATATTGATTGCTCCCAATGTTATTTCTTCAGACGGGGTAGATTTTATTATTAATTATGCTAAAAAACAAGAGGTCCTTACGGATTTATCTGTGTTTGACCCATCAAAAAGTAATTCAACTAAATCAACTAAATTTACAGTAGATAAAAAAGTCAGAGATACTCAGATGATTGATTTAGAAAAAATCAGTGGTGAAATAGTTGACTTGTATCGTAATATTGTAAGTAATGTAATTAATCCATTTTATGAAGTTGAAATTAAAGATTCTGAAATTCCGCAATTATTACATTATGGAATAGGCGGTCATTATAAAGCACACTGCGACGGAGAATCATTGTGGAAACCACCGGGCAATCATCCACTAATTTGGCGTAAAAGTACTGATAGAGATTTAAGTACTGTGTTGTTTTTAAATGATGATTTTGAAGGTGGTGATTTTATATTCCCTGAATTAAAAATTAGAATTCGTCCAGAGCCGGGCATGTTGGTATGTTTTCCATCTACGCATGAGTATTTGCATGGAGTTGAACCAATTACACATGGTAATAGATACAGTATCGTAAATTGGATGACAATTACTGGGTTTCCTAGCATACAAGAAGAAGAAACCGTAATTAATGATAAATATAATATAACTGTCAAAAAGGAAAAAACATGGCTAAGTACATAAAACATTATTACGTAGATTACGAAAATTTAGTAGAGTATTTAACTGATAAGAATATGGGACCTAATGGAAAAACTCACCCAAGACTTGACGGGCTAGATGTTAAATTTTGGTTTGTTGACACCAATGGAATAGATTATTGTTTAAGTGTAGTGCCAGATAGTACACTGATTGAAGAAAGTTTGGGACTTAGTGATTTGACATATAATGACTGGTCTTCAGAAATTAGTGGTCATTTTACAACAGCTAGGGCAAGTGTTTCTGCTAATAGCGAAATGTGTACTAAATTAAAAATGACTTCAGCACAGGTACTAGCATTACCATTTGATAACAGTGATATTGATTCTATGTTGGCTAGTTTTGCACAACTTAATCCTTCAATTGACATTCCTGGATAATATTAATTTTTTTACATTTGGACTAGTAGTGGTTCAATAAAGTTTTAATTAATATATAAATAAAAAGAATATATCATGAGTCATTTTGCAAAAGTAGAAAACGGAATAGTTACCCAAGTAATTGTTATAGAACAAGACGTTCTTGCTTCTGGACTATGGGGAGACCCGGCTTCTTGGGTACAAACAAGCTATAACACGTATGGTGGACAACATACATTAGGCGGAACACCTCTACGAAAAAACTATGCAGGTATAGGGTTCACGTATGATAGTGTACGTGATGCTTTTATCGCACCTCAGCCATTTAATAGCTGGCTATTAAATGAAGATACTTGTCAATGGGAAGCACCAACCCCAAGACCAACTGATGATAAGTTCTATAATTGGGATGAAGAAACTGTATCGTGGAAAGAAATAGTAGTCTAAAACAACGATAAGTAGTATGTGACTAATGTTTTTCAATTAAACTACGAAGCCAGACTTAAGAGTTGGTACGACTTAAGAAAATCACTTGAAGATAAAGACGTTAAAACTATTTGTCTAGCAATAGACAAATGGTGGCAATTTGCACCACTATTAAACCATTATCTTCACCCAACTGATATAGATAACTGGCCCGGACCTTGGGAATTACTAGTAGAAAATAACTATTGTCAAATCGCTAGGGGACTGGGCATGGTATATACTCTACACTTAGTGGGTATTAACGACATTGACTTTTGTATTGCAATAGACGATAATAGTGAAGAATACTCTCTAGTCATGGTCAATAGCGCAAAATATATATGTAATTACCACCCTAACACGGTCATAAGTAATAGTCTAAACAATTTCAAAGTGACTAGTCATATAGACATGACCAAAATAAATAAAAAACTATAATAGGTGAAGAATGATTATTAATGTAGTAAAACGTAATGGTAAAAAAGAGCCATTGATGTTGGAGAAATGGCAAGCACAAGTAGCAACAGTATGTAACGGAATAGCAGATGTAAGCCCAAGTATGATTGAGATTAAGTCACAATTACACTTCTATGATGGCATTACTACAAGTCAAATAGATAATATAACACTACGAGCAATCGTTGATTTGATTGACGTTGAATCAAATTCAGATGTTGGGCACACTAACTATCAATATGTAGCAGGGAAGCAGCGTATGAGTATGCTGCGTAAGGATGTATATGGCACTTATGCGGTACCTCCATTGTACGAAATTGTTAAAAAGAATGTAGCTACAGGACTATACACAAAAGAATTACTAGAATGGTATACTGAAGAAGATTGGAATAAGATGAATGATATATTAGATCATTCTAAGGATGAAACTTATAGTTATGCCGCCATTGAACAACTGATTGAAAAGTATCTAGTAAAGAATCGTAGCACAAAAGAAATATACGAAACACCCCAAGTTCGTTATATGATTGCAGCAGCTACTGTTTTTCATAAAGAAGAACCGAACAATGCTAGAATGCGCTATATAAAGGAATACTACAATGCAGCATCTGACGGACTTTTTACCCTTGCTACTCCTGTCCTCGCTGGTCTCGGTACCCCTACTAAGCAATTCAGTTCGTGCGTACTTATTCGGAGTGACGATGACCTGGATAGTATTTTCGCTTCTGGTGAAATGATGGCCAAGTATGCCAGCAAACGTGCTGGCATTGGACTAGAGATTGGACGTTTACGACCACTTGGTAGCCCTATTCGCGGTGGCGAAATCATGCATACTGGTATGATTCCTTTCTTAAAAAAATGGTTTGGTGATTTACGTAGTTGTAGTCAAGGTGGAATACGTAATGCAAGTGCTACAGTTTTTTATCCTATCTGGCATCATCAGTTTGATGATCTTATCGTACTTAAAAACAATCAAGGAACAGAAGAAACCCGTGTCAGACACATGGATTACGGGGTCGTGCTATCGGCTTTCTTTTGGCGTAGATTTAAGAACAAAGAAAATATCACTTTTTTCGACCCCAATGAAGTCCCCGACCTCTATCAAGCATTCTACTCTAATACGGAACTGTTTGAAGAACTATACGTCAAGTATGAAAAGCAAAAAGGACTTCGCAAGAAGACCATGAGTGCTGAAGAAGTATTCAAGTCGGGCATACTGAAAGAACGCACTGATACCGGTAGAATTTATCTAGTGTTCATTGACAATGTAATGAAGCAGGGTCCGTTTGATCCTAAGTACCACACTATCTATCAAAGCAACTTATGTTGCGAGATCCTATTACCAACTAAGTCATTCAAACGTCTTGATGATGCAGAAGGACGCATTGCGTTATGCACACTAGGTAGTATGAATTACGGTGCATTCAGAAATCCCGAAGATATGCGCCGCGCCAGTCGTATCTTACACCGCAGTCTTAATAATATTCTTGACTATCAAGACTTCCTAAGCATACAATCTAAACTATCTAATGATGAGATTCGTCCATTAGGCATTGGTATTACTAACTTAGCATACTGGCATGCAAAGCGTGGGTTGAAGTATGGAGAGAAAGATGCGCTACAAGAAGTTAAAACTTGGGCAGAACATCTAGCATTCTACCTAACTGAAGCTAGTGTAGAACTTGCCAAAGAACGTGGTAAGTGTGAAGGTAGTGACAAAACAAGATATGGTCAAGGTATCTTTCCTTGGGAACTACGTGCCAACGGTGTTAATGAACTAGCAGACTTTACTCCAGAATTAGATTGGGAAACACTACGTACACAGATGAAAGAACACGGTGTCCGTAACGCTACGCAAATGGCTATCGCTCCAGTAGAATCAAGTAGTGTAGTTATCAATAGCACAAACGGCATTGAAATGCCAATGAGTTTAATTAGTGTTAAAGAAAGTAAAGCAGGAAGTTTTACTCAAGTTGTGCCAGAATATCATAAACTAAAGCACAAATATCAACTGATGTGGGAACAGAAAG